TTGTTTCCATTGTTTGGTGTTGTAGATCGGGTTGCCGCTCATAGGTCAAGAGCATAGGTCAAGGTCAAGAGATACTGACGCCCAAGCGAGAAGGGCACTCGCTCGGTTGTCCTCGGTTGACATGGGTTGCGCGTGAGGTTTGTGTCCCCCACTATTTAGGGCAAGTAGCCCATGGGAGCCTGTCTAGTTTTGTTCGGTGGACAACCATTCGCAATATACGTTTGAACGCTGATCGGTCACTAGGCGCGACCGTCTACCCTCGTTACCGAGTGTTCCCATAGTGAGGGTCAGATACTCACAAGGGCTAATGCTCCTCTCGTTAGGAGCTGATGGTGTCAGTTGTGTTGGGATGTTAGACGCGCTTAGGCGTCAAGTGGTGCAGGGTCTCGCTTAAACTTTTCGAGCCATGCCAGTTTCGTCCATTCGCCGTTCAAGAGTTGTTCGGCAAACAGGATGTCGGCGGTCTTGTAGAACTGTCCGTTTATTGTCAAGTATTCGACTACGCGATCGTTTGCTATCGCTATAGCAAACACTGGGTGTGTGAAGTAACAGTTAGTGCCTGACGTCCGTATGCGGATCGGGTTGATCGGTTGGATGTATTCATTCATCGTCTGGTTTCCTTGCTAGTCGTTCGCTGATCTTCTCTAGGTGGCATGGCCGCCAAACATGAACTTCTTCGCCTGAGTCCTCAAGGCTGTTGATCCACTCCCACTGGGTTTCGGAAACAACACCCTTGTTGGTTTTGAGCTCCACGAAGATAGTTCCGCGGTATGGGTGGCTCATGACTAGGTCGGGGAAGCCTTGGTTGCCTGTGTTTGGTGTGATCCATTTACCCGGTCGGATCTGTGCCGGCTGGGTGTGCATGACGCGCCAACCATGCAATTTAGCCAATGTAATCACGGCTTTTTGGAACTCTGCTTCAGATGGTTCAGCCACCGTTCATCAACCGATCAATGATTTCGGACGCTTCACGCTTAGTGGTTGGTGCGGCACCTTCCCAGTTTTTTGCTCGAAGCATCCCCAGTTGTTTAGCGGTCGGCGGTTCGCTTGACGAGCCAAGCGACTGGGTTCGTGCAGGAGCTGCGTTTGTGGTCGTTTGTGGTTGTTCGCCTTGGCGGTACACCTTGACCATCTCCTCCAGTGAGGCACGCTTCTTTGATCCTTGATACTGGTAGTTCGCTAAAGCGCGTCCGATGGCGCTGGTCTCACAGTTTTCTAGGGCACTTGTTTTGTTGACCATTGACGACCCACGGATCTCTTCGGCGTACCCGGTAGTGGTCGGGACTGTGTCGGCTATGTCGGCGTAAAGTTCGGCACGTATAACGATGCGTTGTCCGTCGTCCACGACAATCTCGGTGACTATTCGTCCGCGTGGGCAGTCCTTCCAAAACAGTGGTAGGCGTTCGGCTACTTCTGCGTAATCGGCTGGATTAAAACTCATCAGTGTTGACCCATTCGCCATTAAAATAAACAGATGTTGCCCATGCTTCATCTGAATGTTTACTGCCATATTCTGTTGAATAAACCACTACTGGTTCACAATCGTTTCCAAGTGTTTCATCAAAATAATTGTTGATTGCCAAAACTAAACACCAACAATCGTCGGTGTCTTTAATTCTCATTGGTAATACTGGTGTAACTGATGTAATTATCATGATTCCATGTCCTTTAAGTGTCGGGCCTGTGCAGGCGTTTGGGTTTTGAGATTGTTGATGACTCGAATCATCGCGACACAACGTGCAGTTTCCTCCAATGTCATACCGACGAAACCGCCCTCTTCGGCACATTTGAGACAGATGCCGCGCAGCTCTGTACGCATCCGAATATCGGCAGAGTTGAAGCCAGAAGCGCAGATGTTGCAGTTCATTTGAAACCGCCCAGACGCATAGCCACGATCGCGTCCTGCGTGCTCTTCGTGAGGTTGGACAGATAGATACCGTTTTCCTCAGCCACATACGCCAACTCGAAAAGGGCTTTGCGCAACATTTCAATATCGGTCTTTTGGGCGTCTAATTGCCATGCGGCTGCTTTCATCGCAATCTCGGCTTTAGCGATCGCGGCGGTCATGTCCGCTAATTGTTGGTTCATGGTCGGGGCTCCTTGATTTGTCGGTATTTGCCGTCACGATATACCAGCGGTGTTGCTGGGATCGGATCAACGATTTCTTTTCGTTCTAGACGCTGGCGTTCTTTCCATGTGAGACCGCCCCAAATACCGCAACAGTCCTGACGGGTCGTAGAAAACTTGAGGGCCTCATCAAGACATTCTTGGCGTACCGGGCACACTGCGCAGACTGCTTTGGCTTGCTTGATTTTGCGGTTGATATGGCGCTCACCAAATTCAAAGATGAATAGGTCAATATCCATGCCTCGACAAGCTGCGCGATCCCACCAGCGGTCTAGCACAGTTTCCAAGGTTTCCATCCGCAACCACCACCCTCAGCGATATCGGAGTACAGCAGATAGGCGAACCTCAGGTTGAGGGTCGGGTCGCTCATGGCTTCCGCAAATGGCATATTGAACACTTGCTCCACGTACTTGGTGTGGATCTCATTAATCTGCGCAATTCCGTGGTCCGAACCGTTAAAGCGTTTTGCCAGTTCGGGGTCACTGGACAGCGGCGTGATGTTAAGACAGCGCGTTTCCTTCCACAGCAGGCGACCCAGTTTCTCTAGCGTTTCAGTGTTATTGGGCCAGCCGACCGTGATCGCAGTCTGGAACCATTCTTGGCATTTGGTATCCGGGTGAAAGTCGGCAAGTCGAGTAAACGGGACGGTGCTAGTCGTGCTAGTTGTGGTGCTGGTCGTTGTCGTTGTGAGCTCTTGTGCGCGGTCCTCAAGTTGTTGGGGTGTCAACATCCCGAGCGTGACCGTGGAGGGCACAGACGGCGTTTGAATGGGGTCTGCGTTGCCTTGGACGCCTGTGATCGCCCACAAGGCGCACATCCCATAAGTGAATATTGATAAAAGTAAGAATCGTTTAAGGTTCATTTAGTAGTCCTCTGATAGGTCCGCAACTGATTTGCGGGTGCTGAAGAATCCCTCCAACATTGGTTTTTGCATGATCTCTCGGGCCATGAAGGCGCGGTAATTGTTGTTGAATTTGAACTCGCTACTGGGGTCGTTAGTGATCGCGTGTTCGTAGCGCAAGACTTCAATAAGAGCTGCGATGCCGTAATGCGTGTATCCGCGGTGCATCAGCTGATAGCACATTTTGGTGAGGGTCGGCATGACCCAAGGGTTCGCCTCTTTGAAGGCTTCGTATTTGAGCATCTCGGCTGGAACAGCGAGAACGTCAAAAAGGGATGGTTGCATTGCTTCCTCCTGCGGTCGGGGTCCCGCTATCACGGGACGCACTTGGTTGCCAGTCATTTGACCGACTCCCAAACCGAATGTCAAGTCATTGAGCAAATATCTGGGCGAACGCGTCCTCAACCAGTTTGAGGTTGTCGGCCATAAACGGCGAGATCTCTACATGAGTCCAGTCCGCACCAGGTGTGCCTCCGTTGCGTGTAGGGGTCCAAGCCTTCCAAGCGTCCCGGTCGCATCGGTACCCAGCGCCAAACTTAGTGAGGTTCGGTAGTGGGCATCCTGTGCCGTCGTAAGCGTGAATTTCTTCAATGCCTAAAAGGTCGCGGTGTTGAAACAAGAATTCGACTAAGGCTTTGCGTTGGGCTTTGGTGCCTTTCAGGTCGGTGGCTCGCCATGTCGCGTGGACGGACAGCTGCGGTCCCGATCGCATCGGACGGTTCGCATAGATGCCAATGTTCTTGACGCCGAAAAGGTACTCGCAGAACTCCACAAACCGTTTCGTGCCGGGGCGAGGTGTGGGATGGTTGCCGTCGGTGTTACCTGTGTACGGTCTAGATGTCATCTTTGGGTTCCTTGTCCTTCAAATTATTGGCTGCGAGCAATCCCGTCAATGCACCAGCCAAAACCAACATTACGCTCGAAAGGGTCTCCCATCCCTTGGAATCGTTCGGTGACACTTCAAGTGGTTGTACAACAAAAGTCAGTGAGTACAAGATCATCCCGACTGACATGATGAAAGTAAGCGACAGCGCAATTCCCACCATTAGAACTAGGCGCGCTTTGATCTCGGAGTTAGTAAGTCGTTTTCTCATTGGTTGCACCTTGTGGCTGTTGGTTTAGTTTCGCAGTTGTCTCGAGTGCGGTCGCTACATCCAGTGACGACGAACATGAGGACGACGGCGAGAGCTGCGATCACTGCAAGCGTTTTCACGGTGTATCGGGGAAGTCGGCTTCGGGTCCTGCTGTCCATGTGGCTGGGAAGTCTCGTAGGGCTTGGCGGTATGTCGCCCATGCTTCACGGTCTACGGTTGCGTCTGGTAATTGTGTCCAATCGGACTGTGCAAGAAGTTCGTTTCGTTTTGCTCGCATCAAATAATCAAACTCAATGCCAACAGGATTTTCAAGGTTGATTTTCATGATGGGCCACAGTCCTCAACCATAAAAACAGCAGGATTGGTACCTGACGCATTTATCACACCTGCCGCATTTTCAATTTGTGCACGCAATTTTAGAGTTTGTGATCCAGCAGTCAAGTTACTGAAGTAAGTGAAACCTGAAAGGTTGAAATAGCCGACACCCGAAATTAAAGCTGTGTTGTAAACAGAACCGAAAACAGTGTTGGCGCTGTTAGTGAGATAGATGGCAGCCCAACCGTTTGAAGTTGCTTTGTAACCGCTAATAGTCCACGATGCTTTGTATGTTCGGCTTGCTACTGCTGTAAAAGTAATGGACATTCCTGTCACATCGCCGACAGTAGTGCTCATCGTGTAGTCGCCAGCGGTGCGGTACACGGCACCCATGACCCCACGAGGGAAACGGTTCTGCTGTGCGGCTGTCAAGACAGCACCCGACGAAAAGTCTGTGTTTGGGTTAATAGCCATATTTTCTCCTTTACCAGCCGAGACGACTGGTATCCAAAATTCCTAAACTGGACGAATCAAGTGTAAAAAACGAATAATAGTTGAGTGGACTAAAAAACAATGTAAAAGAAGTTTGCGATGGAGTGATGTTAATTTGCCAACCTTCTCGCACCACTTGAACAGTTGTATCTGAAACGTCACCGGGCACTCGATAAGCGAGCGAATAAATGAGATAAATAGTTTGAAAAAACGTAGATTCAAAATTATCAAGCGCCGTTGAATTTTGCATTTTGTCGGTAAAAGTAATAACAAACCGCAACGATGCAGGGTTAGAAAAAGTGTTTGAAATCCAATCGGCGTTGCCTGTGGCTTGAGTTGTGTTGTAATCAACCGTTGACGAACCATAAAAGGTGGGTCCATAAGTTGAAACGGAAGCCGAGTTTGTCTCGGTTACTGGAGACAAACCTAAGGGTGAAATTGTTGCTGTGTTAATAAACGACGATCCGTTTTGGATTCGATCAAAAGAACTGTAAGCAATAACTGTTGAGGATGTTGTACGACCAAACGAAAACGAGGTAACAGCCGAATAAAGGTTGCTTCGAGGCATTGGCGCAATAGTGCTGTTAAAAGGTGCTGAAGTACCAGCGGTAGTGGTAATCACTCCACGTTCTGTTGCGTTAATTAAGTTGATTTGATTTAGGACAGTTCCCGTGTATGTCTGAGCTGAGGCGATTGAATCTCCACCACCTAAAACTGCTGACACGACAATATCGGTAGGCAAGACGTTGCCTGTGTCAAATTGTTGTAACTGATTTATGGTGTTGGCTTGTGTCAAACCAAAAGCAGTTGCTTGAATTCTGCCTGATCTACCTAAAGCATCTACTGCAAAGATTGTTGCTGTAGATAATCCTGTATTGCCGGGGTAGTCGTTGAAATCTATGTTTTGAACATAAAAGATTTGTTTAAAAGCGGCGCTTGAGTTGTAATTGACCAATATTTTGGTATTAAACGCAAAATTGTTTGCATAGTTTGCGGTGTTGTTTATTGTTATTGCAATTGACCCGCCATCGTAATTGTCTAAGTAATTTTCTCGTCCTTGTTTAATGTTTGCTGAAAGGACGTAACTATTAAAATTAGTTGTTCCGTTAAGTAGGAATGTCCAGTCGGTGGTCGGCATCACATCGCTCGAGTGTTTATAGGAACTGGGCCTGATTGGTAAACGTACTGTTGAAGTGCTCTGACAATGCTGTTAGGGTCTCCGCCGTTCACATTGACCGTAATGTTCGCCCCGCCACCTAAAGCGTTGTTTGGTGTGATGTTTCCAGACGACGACGGTGTGAACAGTTCAGGACCGCGCTCACCAACAAGATAAGTTCCGCCACCCATGACCGGGCCACCGCTTGCTCGAGTGCCCGAGATACCAGCAAGCGTTAAAGCGTCAAACTCGCTGATCCCGCCGTACTCGGCACCTCGAGCAAGATACCTTGCGTACTCAAGCGCAGCTGCTGAACCTTGAGTCTTGAACCTAAACAAGATTTCTTTGGATGAAATGCCGTCCATTGTTCCCGATATGCCAGCAAGGACGCCCGCATAACTAGCGAGCTTGGCTTCGTAGTCATCAATGTCTGCTTGGGCACCTGTGCCGAACGCTTTAGCAGCTGCGGCTTCAAGTTCGGCTAGATCAGTTTTGGCGTTGTCGAGTGCAACTTCACGATCTAATGACCCGGTCAAGTTCTTCCAAGCAGTATCAGCGTTAACGATTGCGACACTGGCGTTATTTGCCGAGGTTGCCAAATTGTCTAGTGGTGTTTTGGCGTTTTGGATTGCTGTCTTAAACGCTCCAGCATTGATCCGACCCTCGTCTACAACACCAGCCAACTCGCTTAACTGTTCCTCAGCCTGCGTCCCGTTACCAACAATGTCTTTAAATAATTCAGTAACTTTGGCGTCAAAATCTAAAGCGGCGCTAGCACCATTAGCCAACAAAGTCGCTAAAGGAACTAAGCGTTGACCAGACTTAATTTGCAGATCATCAACCGAGTCACCAAGACCGTCCATCGCGGCACGGTACTCTCGAGCCATTTGAAGTTCTTCTTCAGAAATAACCTTCTGTTCCGAAACCGCTGTTAGCGACGCGTTGAGATCGTCTGCTCCCATCTCAATAAGTTCGGCCATGGACTGCCAGCCCTTACCGAGAAGCTGAGCTGCAACCCTTGCTTTTTCTGCTGGGTCCTTAATCTTTTTCAGTCGGTCAATCGTGTTAAGAAAAGTCTCGTTGACGTCTAACGAACCGTCTTTCAAATAAACAAGGTCTACGCCAAGATTGCGAACCTTGTCAGGGTCGGCACCGATTGTCTTATTTAGGCGACCGATAGCACCCTCAACGGCGTCAATTGGGATACCGATGTCGCCGGCCGCTTCGATATAGCGTGACGCGTCCTCAACGGCCAGACCAGTCGCATCAGCAAACTTGCCCGCTGAGATTGCCATGTCTTGAAACGCTGTGATTCCGTCAGCGACAAACTTGCCGACTGCGGCACCAGCTGCAACAGCAAACGTGGAAGCATTAGCGGCAACCGCATCCAAAGCGACTTTGGACCCAGCCTTAAACTTTCCCATTCCACCTTCGGCTTGACCGACAGCAGCTTTAAAATCGTTGAACGCGGCTTTAGCGTTTTTGATGCCCGTATCTTCAAGACTGGTAATGATCGGAATGTTGATTGCCATTAGCGAATCCTTGCCATCTCTCGGTTTGCTTCGAGCACCACGGCCTTGATCGTGGAGTCCATTTCTCGTTCAATCATAGACAACGAGTCCGCTGCTTTAGCCCACATGAAACGCGACGGCTGACCGGGTAACAAACTGGCAAACATCGGACGCCGATATTTAGTTTCACGCTTAGACGACGATCCTCCAGCCCTACCAGCCATGTCTACAATCGCCACAG